TATTGCAGCTGCAACTGCTTCTGCTGCGCCATTATTAGCTAATCCATTTACTGCTATTCCGGCAGCAATTTTATTAGCAAAAACTATTGTTGCTCAAAAAGTTGCAGCGGGTATTTCTATTGCAGGAATTGTTGTTGGTGCTGCGCAAGGTATTTCTGCAATTAATCAGGCTTCTTCGGGTTCTTCAGGAGGTGGTGGGGGGGGGTCATTACCAGATTTAGGAGGGGGAGGCGGTGGTGCAATTCCAGATACAGGAGGTGGGGACGCACCTGATACAGGTGGAGATGGCGGTGGTAGTCGTAGAGCGCCAAGTGGCGGTGGTGGTGGGGGTTCTGTTCGTGCTTATGTAATACAAAGTGATATTTCAAATTCTCAACAAAGAGAGCAAGAGATACAAAACAGAGCAAGGTTTCAGTAAACGATAAATAATTAAAAAAAAACTATTTAGTATTATGAATAAAGAATTACCAATATATATGTTGGATATTACAGAGGATGTCAATGACGATTCACAAGTTGATTTTATTTCATTAGTTGATAGTCCTGCAATTCAAAAGAATTGGAACGCATTTAATAAAACCCAAAAATTTGAAGTTACAAATGAAGATCGTCGTATTATTTCGGGCGCTATTATGTTGGCTGACACGCCAATTTTTAGGAGTGATGCTACTTATGGCGACTACTATGTGGCTTTTAGTCGTGATACTATTCTTAAAATTGTACAAAAGTTTTTCAAAAAAGGCTTCCAAAGTAATGTGAATTTAATGCACAATTCAAGCGCACAATTTGAAGGGGTTACTTTATTTGAAAGTTTTATATCAGACCCTTCGCGTGGCATTATGCCAATGAAAGGCTTTGAGGATGCGCCAGAGGGAAGTTGGTTTGGTAGTATGATTGTAGATAATGAGGACGCTTGGTCTAAAGTAAAGAATGGCGAGATTATGGGCTTTAGCGTAGAGGGTTTATTTAACTACAAACCTAAAGAAGTTAACAAGGTTGCATCAATGGTTGATGCTATCAAAAAAATATTATCACAAGTTAAGTGATAAACTTTTCATTTTTTCACTATATAATAAAAAAAGTATGAACGCACAGGAAGCAATTTTAAAAATTAAGGCATTGTTTGAGGACAACGCTGCGCCTGTTAAAGAAGTAGAAGCTGAACAAACTAAGGTTGAAGAAACTAAGGTTGAGATGGCTGAATATTCTTTGATGGACGGAACTAAAGTTGAAATTTCAGCATTAGAGGTTGGCGGTTCTGTTAATTTAGCAGACGGAACAATGGCACCGGCAGGCGACCACGAATTGATGGACGGAACAGAAATTACTTTAGACGAGAATGGCAAAATTATTGCTATTGAAACTAAGGTTGAAGAAGTATCACCAGAAGCAGAGGTTGAGGCAGGCAAAGATTATGAAGACAAAAAGATGCAAGATATGGCTGAACAATTCAATGCAAGTATTGCAGAATTAGTTGAAGCTAAAAGAGTATCAGACGAAAAAGTTTTAGAATTAGAAAATAAGGTTAAGCAAGGATTTGCACAAGTAGCTGAATTAATTGAAGCACTTTCAAATACACCTTCAGCCGATCCAATTCAAAGACCTAATAGCTTTAATTCATTTATTAATACAAATGATATTAAAAGCCAAAGATTAGATAAATATAGACAAGCAATTTTAAACATTAAAAATTAATAACAATGGCATTTGACGTATCAGCATTAGCCGCATACACAGAGCAAAACGAAGCCTTATTGGTAACGGATTCTGTATTAGGCGCAAAGACTGCATCTTTAATTAAGAGCGCAGGCAACGTTATGGTAGGCGTAAAGTCTTCTGAAACGATTAACATTATGGACACAGACGCAATATTTCAAGCGGGCGGAAGCTGCGGATTTACTGCATCAGGTTCAACAACTTTTACTCAAAGAACAGTAACAGTTGGAAAAATTAAAGTAAACGAAGCACTTTGTCCTAAAGACTTAGAAGCTAAGTATTTACAAAAAGCATTACCAACAGGATCAATTTATGATTCTATTCCTTTTGAGCAAGCGTTTGCTGAGAAAAAAGCAAAGACTATTGCTTCTCAATTAGAAACTGCGTTATGGCAGGGTGATACAGATAGTGGCAACGCTAATCTTTCAAAATTTGACGGACTTGTTAAATTAATTGGTGCTGCATCTGGACCGGTAGCTGCAAACTCTGCAACTTATATTGCAACTGCGCCTATTAGTGCTGCAACAGGTATTGTAGCTTCAAACGTAGTAAGCATTTTTGATGGTGTCTACAAAGCTATTGATGCAAAAGTAGTAGCTTATGATGATATGACTATTTTCTGCGGTATGGACACATTTAGAACTTACACTATTGCATTGAAGAATGCTAATATGTTTAACTATTCTTTTGATGGTAAGTCTGATAGCGAATTTGTATTGCCGGGTACTCCTATTAAAGTTATTGCTTTACAAGGTTTAAACGGAACAAATAAAATTTATGCTTCAAGATTAAGCAACTTGTTCTTAGGAACAGATTTGTTGAACGAAGAAGAAAAGTTTGAAATTTTCTATGCAAAAGAAGCTGACCAAGTTCGTTTTGTATCTGAGTTCAAAATGGGTGTAAACTTTGCCTTCCCAGACGAGATGGTTAAGTTTATCTTATCATAATTATTAGGGGGTGTAAAATACCCCCATTTTTTAAAATATTAAATTAAATAACAATGGCGTGTGCATTAACACAAGGATATACTTTAGATTGTCGCGATAGTTTAGGCGGAATCGTAGAAGTATATTTCACAGAAGCGGCAAACGTAACTGCAACAACTGAAGCAAGTGGTGTAATTACTGCTTTGACTAAGGCAAGTGGTAAGCGTTTTTGGAAGTATGCTTTAGTTAAAGATACTTCAATGTTCAATCAAACTATGACTGCTTCTGTTGCAAACGGAACAGTTGTTTATGGTCAAGAACTACAAATAATTTTAAACAAATTACAAACCAATACAAGAAATGAATTACTTTTGTTAGCGCAAAATAGTTTAGTGGCAGTTGCAAAAGATAGCAACGGCATTTATTGGTATTTAGGAAAAACTCGTGGTATTGATATGACTGCAAATGCAGCATCTACCGGTACTGCGCAAGCTGATAGAAGTGGTTTCACTTTAACTTTTACAGGTTCTGAGCCTGCATTAGCACCAAGCGTTGCACAAGCAGTTTATTCTGTTCTGGAAACAGCAGGCGCATAGGTTTTCATAGGTTTATAGGTTTGCCGCCGTTCGTTAATTCGTTCGGCGGTTTTTTTTATAGATCATTAATGAGCCGTATATCGCTCATTATAGGCTCATTTTATCCTTTATATGACACATTATTGATTGATAAAGTTTTCTATTAGAGAACTTGTTACCGAATTGGGAACATTTATTCGTACAAAAAAGTGTGATTAAGTTACATAAATTAGTAGTAATACTACTGATTTATATAAAAAAGTAATGTTATAACTTGACTGATGTTATAACGCGGTAAAGCAATAGCTTGACTTATTAGGTTATTTATCCCCTATCTGCAACAAATTCAAATTTCTGCTATTTAGTAATATGATGAGGTTAACGAAAGGGCAGACGCAAAATATTATTTTAACATTGACCGAAAAGGAGTTATTAACTAACCCTAATTATTTGTTCGTTTTTACTAATAGAAGCGCCAATACTGAGGTTAAATTTGTTAAGCTAAATAATACAGACATAAGTTTGTACAAGGATAGGTACAATGAATTTAGTATCGTTACAAATACTAACTTTGCATCTTCTTTGAATGGTCAATACGACTATGAAATATATGAGCAAGCAAGCCCAACCAATACAAATCCTGTGGGTTTAAATATGCTTGAATCAGGCATAATGGAACTTATCGGAACGGCTATGTCGTTTACTGAATATTCAACAACAGACACTTATAAAATAAGACAATAATGGATTTAAGAGTATTAACATTTGCGGAAGCTAAGCAGCCTGAATTTAAACAAAAGAAGGGCGAGGGATATATTCAGTATGGCGACCGCAATGACTATCCTAATTATTTGGTTGACCTATTCAACAAGTCAGCTAAACATAATGCGATTGTAAAAAGCAAGGTTCATTATATTAGCGCAAATGGTTGGAAAGGAAGTCCAGAGGC